CGAACTTGAATAGAATTTTGGATTTCTTCGTTCAATTTGGCTTCTAGTTCTTCAACTTTTTCTGCCATTTCTTGAACAACGTCAACTTTTTCTTCTGGAATATCGATGTAGTGTTCAGCGAATAGATTCTTTAGACCACCAATAAAGTCTTCTACAATTTCAGCACGTAGACCAGACTCGATAGCTAGTTCGTTTTCTTTCATCCATTCTTCTACCATGTAATTTAGGTAGTCATCAATCTTAGAAGCAAAGTCTTCTTTAAGTTCTTCAACTGCTTGTTCGAATTGTTCGTGAAGTTGTGCTTCTACTTCTTCTGCAATTTCTTCTACACGTGACATAACTGCCGCTTCGAAAATTGTAGTAGCTTTAGAAACAAATTCTTCAGATAGGTCTTCACCTTGAAGCAATGCATCAATGTCTTCTTTTAGACCTTTCTTAGCCATCATTTTCTTCATCATGGCTTTGTCTTCTTTTTCATCTTCGTGTCCTTCTTTTTCTTTTTCTTCGGACACTACTTCTTCGTCAGACTCAACTTCTTCATTCTTTTGGCCGCCGTATGACTGGATGCCAACGCCGTTCTTATTCTTTTGCATCATTTGCTTACCAGGTTTACCTTCAGGTGCTTCAACAGAACCTTGTTCAGCAGGTTGACCTGATAGTTTCTTAGCTGGCTCAGCACCTACTGGAGGTGTTGCACCTGGAGGTGTAGCTGTTGCAACACCTTTAGTAGCATCTGGACCAGAGTCGGTTGTTTTGGTAACTTCAGTACCAATTTCACCAACGTCTTTTTGACCTGCAACTACAGATGTAGGCAGTTTAGAGGAACCTTCTGTTCCCTTTTTTGCTGAAGAAATGCTTTTGTTTAGAATTTCAGCGGCAGCTTCAGATAAATTAAACTTCTTAACCATTTAAAACTCTCCTTGGTTTTGTATGTGGATATTTATAATATTATAGTTTTCTAAGGAAGTTTTCAAAGATTTGTAAACTAACTTGTTCAATCTCTTTACGAGATGCTTTACGCACTTGTTGAATTGCTTCTTCGAGATGAACTTCAGTCCACTTACCATCTACTAACATCCATTCTTTGCCTTCCATAATTCCCTGTACAAATGCACCAGGTGCAGAAGGATCGGCCACAATATCTGCCGCTGTGGCAAGATAGAAATCGGGTTGCACAACGTTCACACCGTTGACCATTTTTAGAGAACCCATACCTCTAGAAGACACACCTAATTGTGCGCCACCTTCGATAAGGCTTCTTGCAATGTTACCCATGGGTGTATCAAGAATCTTTGCTTTACCAATCCACTGGTTACCGTCTTCACGGAGACCAACAATCATGTGAGACACACGATCCAAGTTGATTGATGGTGTGTCAGGATGTCCCAACTCACCGAAAGCACGATGCTTATTGATATAATCTTCGGTATATCTGTGAACTTCTTTACGTAGTGTATTGAATTCGTAGATACGACCGTTTTTGTTTTTCTTTTCGGCAACAAGGAATGGACCTTCAATATGAAGGATCTTTTTACCATCAGCTTCTTCTGTCAAATAGCTGACTGTTTCGGTAATTTCTTTAATAAGTTTCATCTTACACCCATTGCCTTTCGTTTTCTTAACGATATTTTTCTTTTTCGTAAGATTTGATTTTTCTTACTTCTAAGTTTAATTTTTGCCCTACGTGCCCCCATCATACGATGGCGGCGTTCTTGTGAAGACATTCTTACGACTTTGCCTCCACGTATTGTATAACCTTTTACTGTAGAGAATTTTTTTCTTCTCTGCACTTTGCCAGCACGTATACGTACACGTACTAACTTTGTTCTACCCATTTTTAGGATGTTTGCTTCATCCAAGCCTAATTTCTCGGCTTCTTCTACAACTATTCTCTCTTTAATTATTTCTAATTTTTGTTCAAATAGTTCTTTAATTCTTTCGTCTATTAACTTTCTGGCTTCCGTTAGGTTACCAGAAAGAAAACAATCAACAAGTGACATTATGGTCTTAATGTATAATTTGGACCGTAATTAAATGCCGCAGGATCATTGAATTGACCACGCTGATAATGTGCATTGTCTTTACGTAGTTCCAAAATAATTGTGTAACTATCACCGTTTACCATACCACGTGTAGTGATACCAATGTTTCCGTTTGAACCGGCCGCACCTGCTGTTGGGTTTGGAATAGTAATCCAGTTACCTGCACCATCATACTCACCGTTACCGTTCATAAAGAATGCTGTGTTCGATGCATTTGCTGTCCAATATAGTTCCACATCAGAGTTTGCGGTTGCAGAACAATCATACCACAAACGATTGATAGCCAAACCATAATAAGGTAATGTAGTGTTTGCGGCACCACCTTGTGTGTTAGCTACAAGGTAACCATTGGTTGCTAGAGCACCAGAAAGTGTATTTGCAACAATACGTGCTGTGTTAGATTCTTGACCTGAACCATCGAATTTAGCAGTCAATTTAATAACTGCATGTTGTGTATCATCTTTTAGTACGTTAATTCCATATACGTTTGCCATTTTTATTCCTTAGAAAACTTAGCGATAGTTTGAAAATGTTTTGCAGAGGCTTCCAACATATCCAACATCTTCGCTTTATTAGCCTCATTAATTTTTTTGTGTAACTCTATCATCTGTTTCGCCATTTGAGGAGTTATTTCTGAAGTAGACCCATCCAGATGTTCTACAACAATGGATTTTCTGTCCTCATTTACCTGTTTAATCTTATCGAAAACAGTTTCCTCATTAGCCGACCATTGCATATCTTCATATGGAACAGTAACATACTTGTTAATTTTATCTACGTAATAAAGAGCTACACGTTGACCATTTGGAAATTGGCGCACAGATTTTCTACGCATAATTAAAACGGCAGGTGGATCCAACTCATGTGCCTGTGAAGTTTTACCTTCCATAACAGGAGTTGAAGTTGCCATCAAAGCGCAATTATCTTTTAGCTTAGAGAGAACCGGATCGTGTGCATTTATTTCGTGACCAGCCGCATGTAATCTTTGAATATCATTAAACTTCTCCACAACTGGAGCCAGATATTCTGGATGATGTGCATGAAACATAACGTGTGCCGCATAATCTGCAAGATCAACAGTACCACGTTTCTGAATATCTAAATGATGGTGTAATTCTGTCGGCGACAGTACACCATCTCCATTTTCATCTGGAGATCCGTCTTCTTTAATTTCTCTCTGAAGAAAATCTTTTAGACTTTTCATTATTCCGTTTCGGTTTCGGTTTCAGGTTGGTGTTGTGCGATTAAATTTTGTGCAATAACTTGTTTTCTTTGCTCAATAGCGGCAAAGATTTTATCATTGATTTCGTTGTACAATGCATCACGCATTTGTGTTGCGTTATCTGTAAATGCATTATCAACTACTGCTCTAAGATTATCATTCATATTATTTCTCCATTAAACATAAAATATTTATAACACTCTTTGAAGCATACGCATCGTAGGTGTATAGTCATTATTTAAGCTAAGGTCACCCTTAGGTGTTTGTGCGTTATCTTGTGGTGATGGATTTGCGGCAGGTACTGGTGCGCTACCGCCACCACCGCCTGCACCACCAGCACCATCTGGATTCATCAACTCTTGTTGACCTTGTTGTGCGATTTGCATTGGGTCCATAATTAGACCGGCTGCTTTTTCTTTGTCGATTTGTTTCTGCATCTCTTTAATGTCATCGTCAGATAGACGTAGAACATTACGTTGGATCCATTCCATAGAATAGTAACGACCAACATATGGATCAACAGAACCAAGAAGTGATAGACGTTCACGTACCAATTCAGCTTCTTTTAATTCGGCAAAGTTATTGTCTTTTAGGAAATCGTAGTAAATGTTTTCTTTGAATTCATCGAATTCTTCAGATGTACAAATACCTTTTAGTACACACTGAACACGGAGTGCTTGTGAGAATATCTCTGAAAACTTTTGACGTTGACGATCAACGAACTTAGAAAACTTAACTTCGTCACGTGATATTTCACCAACACGGCCTAGAGAGAAACCAGATTGGTTTGGATCTAAACGAGAAACTGGAACGTTCAAAGACTTGTATAGTTTCTTTTCGAAATACTTAACGTCTTCCAGTTCACCAAGGTTTTGACCGCCTGGTAGTGTAGTAATTTCGGTACCTTTACCACCTTCACGGCGAGGTAACCAAAAATCTTCCATCATGGAAAGGAACTTACGATCATCACGCACTTCACCAGTCTGTGCATCATACACCAACTTGTTCTTGTACTTGACCATAATATCACGGAGATATTGTTCGGCTTTTAGTTTTGGTAGGTTACCAACGTCAATGTAGAAGATTCTACGTTCTGGTGCACGTGAGATGCGGTAAATAACCGTAGCATCTTCAATCATGCGGAGTTGGTTCAGTGGTTTGATTGCTTTGTGTAGGTAAGATAGAACAACCGCACGGCGAGAGTCCATCAAACCAGAATTGATATTAATGATTGCGTCTTTAGCGATACGTGTACCAACTGGACCGTAGCTAGAAGAAGAACCTGATACTACTTTATCATTGTAGATGTAGTATTCGTTAACTGTTTGAACAATGTCAACTGAAGTGCCAGTATCTTTGTCCTTTTTAATCTCACGTATCTTACGTATCTTACGTGGATCGATGTATCTAAGTGCTTTAATACCGTCTTGAGGATTCGTTTCATCAAGAATGATGTGGTAAAAAAGTCTACCATCAACATAGAATCTACGGAAAGTATCTGTAGACATGTTTTGGTAATTTAACAATCTGAGAACGATACTAAATTCTTCTTCGATTGCTTTTTTAATTTTATCGGGTTGCTTCAAATCGTCCATAATAATGCGAACAGATTTTCCGTCATCGTTCTGTACAATCGCTTCATTGACAATATCATCAATCGCAGATTCAATCTCTGGTTGCATTGCCATTTCACGATATCGGGAAATCAACTCGACTTCGTTTTTTGCTGTGCCATCTAAATCAACATATGTGCCGTAATAAGCGGCTGACGAAATGGTTAAAGCCCCATCTTCGTTAGAAGGTGGTGCAAAGGTTTTCTCTGACTGCTGTTCAATATCAGCCTTTTGTCGAGAGATTTGGAAACCGAAAAGATTTAGTGCCATATTAGTTTATTTCCAATTCAAGTAAACATGAAGGGGGGAATTAATCCCCCCATATAATTAGGAAGTTGTGTCTGATTCCCACCACTGATATGCTAGGGTCGCTGTAAATTCTTCAATAGAATCATTAGAACCCCAATCCAAATCAATTGGTGACAAGTCTACTGGGAATGTTCCGACAAATTTATATGTCTTTAGAACATTGCCTGCCTTGTCATATTGGTCAACCTTCGCATCAACTGTATAGCCTGATGGGCTACCAGCAGTTGCTGTACGTAAGTTACCACCGTGAGAATTAATACCATTCATCCACGATTCAAATGCTTTACGCACTTTGAAGTTTTCATCGTTGATAATAGTAATTGTCCAGTCAGCAAAGTTTCTGTTTCCAGCAAACTTCAACTCACGACCAAAGTAATATAGTGGAACAGTACCAACAGTTGAACCTGGCAATTGTGCAGTCTTGCAAAGGAATGTTAGTGCTTGTCCAGAATTTACTGGGTCGTTAGCGAATGTTGGGAAAGTCATTGTGACTTGGAACAGGTTGGGACGAGCACCATCTCCGATGAGATTTGCACGAAACTCTGTTACGTTGAAAGCCATTGTTTTCTCCTATTTCTTATTATTTATTACACAGAGCCAACGATTTCATTGAAACTTACACCTGTGCGTACAGCAACAAAGTTCAACTGGATGTAGTTGATAGAACGTGCAGGCTTGATGTAAATGTCACCAACAAACTTGTTAGAATCAATAACGTCAGCGGTGTTATTTGTTGTATCACAAACAACACGATAGTCATAGATACCACGGCGACCTTTAACGTCACGTAGGAATGGCTCAACTAAAGCAATAAATTGGGCACGTGTAAACTCATCATTCAATTCGAATAGAGAATACTTGGACGCTGATGAAATGGCCTTTTCAAGCACAATAAACAATCTACGTACATTGATACGGCTGAATGCGGATGGTTGTGTTATCAGAGTTTTGTCGCCGTACAACATTGTACCTTGACCTGGGAAGGAAACAACTGGGTTAACACCAACAGAGTAAATTACATCACGTTGAGCTTGTGTTGGATTCCATGCCAATTTAACAACGTTCTTGATTGCACCACGGTTTACACCTGCTGGAGAGAACCAAGGATCGCGTGTTTGATCTGTACGAACGCATAGACCAGCAATATCGCCGTTCAGTGGTATCCAACGATATACGTTGTTATACTTGTCAAACTGGTATTTCCAACCACAGTCTGC